ATTTGCGGTATGTTTTAGGAGAAAATGCACAGGCACTTTTAAAACCGGACGAATTGCTTATTAGTAGAAGTGCCGGGGCAAACTTTCACGCATATCCGGGATTGTTGTATATGCAATCTGATGACGGAGAACGAAGCATTTCTATTGATTGCAATGACGGAAGCATTAATTTGGGCGGAAGCTGGACAACTCCGTGGGGCGACATAGAAGGATAGAAAGGAGCAGGCATGAATAAAACGTATGGTCGTATAAATTGGGAAAATTATCCGAGTGATGAAACACCACTGAATGAAAGTAATCTGAATAAAATAGATGTGGCTACAGATGAAATTGACAATAGAGTAATTACACTGGACACTACAAAAGCGACCAAGGAAGAAGTTTCAACACTGGTGCAGGACGTTGCCTTTGAAGAAAAGACAGGAATTATTACTATTACTAAAAAAAATGGCTCAAAAATAACGATTGACACGCAGATGGAAAAAATCGCGGTAAATTTTTCATACAATGCCGAAACACAGCAGATTATTTTAACGCTTATTGACGGCACAAAGCAATATATAGACCTGGCAGCACTGATTACACAGTATGAGTTTTTGGAAAGTGACACGGTGGCATTTTCGATTGACAGCGCTGGAAAAGTGTCTGCAATCGTAAAAGAAGCGAGTATACAGGAAAAACACTTACGACCTAATTATCTTGCAGATATTAAAGTTGAAGTTGCAAAAGCACAGGCAAGCCAGTCGGCGGCGGCAAAATCTGAAAGCAATGCAAAGGCAAGTGAAACAGCGGCGGCAACCAGTGAATCCAATGCGGCGGCGAGTGCTACAAAAGCACAGAGTTATGCTACTGGCGGTACAAACAGCCGCACAGGCGAAGATACGGACAATGCAAAGTATTATAGCCAACAGTCGGCACAGAGCCAATCGGCGGCGGCAACAAGCGCAGATACGGCAAGTACGAAAGCAGAAGAAGCGGCGGCAAACGCGGCAACAGCTAAAACAAGTGCCGATAATGCCGCGGGAAGTGCAAATTTAGCCAATGAAAAGGCAAATAGCGCGGCAAATAGCGCAACCATCGCAGTTTCAAATTCCAATGCGGCACAGCAGTACGCTTCCAATGCGGCGGCAAGTGCGGACACAGCACAAAACTATGCCGTAGCACAGACAGTGCGAAATACTATTACGAGCAGGCAAGACGGATTTCTGAATCGTTTTCGGGTGCATTAAGACCAATGGGAACAGTTACATTTGCAAATCTTCCGGCACTGTCAGAAGCGGACGGCGGAAGCATGTATAACATTTCAGACCAATTTACAACGACTGCTGAATTTAAAGAAGGAGCGGGAAATACTATTCCGGCAGGCGCTAACGTATATAAGACAGAGGACGGCAAGTGGGATATCCTCGCGGGAACACCTGTAACAGGCGTAAAAGGCAGTGCAGAAAGTGAGTATAGGCGGGGCAATGTTGATATAACAGCGGAAAATGTAGGTGCGATACCGGCAGGCGGCAATGCAGGAAGTGCGACAACAGTCCAAGATTACAACGATACATCCAAGAAAATCAAAGTCGGTTGGGTAGGGAATTCGTTATCCCAAGACCAGATTCTAGGTGTGGCTTGTTACAGCAGCGGTGACGATGATACCGTAAAAGCCAAAATCAAAGATGTATCAAAAGCTACGTTTGCAAACTGGCTGGGGACAGTTCCGGCGGCAAACAATGCTGCACATTTAGGAAGGAATGGCAACGCAGGCTACCCAATGACCTTTAATTGGGCAGGCAAAGATGGACAACCTTCGTGGCTATGGGGCGGTGAAAACGGAGAAGACATGTATGTTTACAACCCTAGTAATTTTAGCGTAAATTATGCAGCAAGTGCGGGAAACGCTGCGAAAGTAAACGGACACAGCGTTAATGCAGACGTACCGGAAAATGCAAAATTTACGGATACAAAAGGAAGATATATTGGCACTACCGTAACAAAGCCACAAGATAAAACAGAAATGTATATCACATATCTTTCAAGCGGTTATATTGTAATGGCAGGAAAAACAGTAAGTAAAAGCTATGCAATGAATACACAATATGGAAATGCGTTTTGGGCACCGTTCACAATTTATTTGCCACCTAATATTGTAAAAAATATTGACAGCGTGAATATTACTCCATTTGCGGAAACAGGGCTGATAAGTGCAAGCATAAACGGCTATACCAGCGAACAAATAACGGGATTTGTTTGGTCGCCACAAAACGAAACAAAAAGCATATCATTTCATGTTACCGTACATGGAAGGGCGTAAGGTAGGTGATTGGTATATATAACGACAGCAGTTAAAGACACGAAAGTGTCTTATTTTTTTTACCCTAAAACACAATAAAAATTATATTTAGCCGCAGAACAGCGGCAGAAAGAGGTTCATATGAGCAGATATTCAGTAATTGATGTAAGTAAGCATAACGGAGTTATCGACTGGGATACCACAAAGAAAAATGTTGACGGTGTAATTATTCGTGTCGGTCACGGCAATGACAGCACATCACAGGACGACCCGCAGGCAATCCGTAACATGGAAGAATGTGAAAGACTGGGCATTCCGTATGGCGTGTATCTGTACTCTTATGCGTTAAATAATGCCGAAGCAGAAAGCGAAGCGGCACACGCACTGCGCATGGTAGAGGGCTACAATCCGGTGTTAGGTGTATGGTTCGACATGGAAGACGCGGACGGATACAAAGAAAAGCACGGGTTTAACCCATACGATAACAGACAGGAAATTACTGATTTTTGTAAGATTTTCTGCGACAGAGTATCCGAAGCAGGATATAAGACTGGTGTTTATGCGAGCAAGAATTACTGGGATTCAGTAATCTATGCAGACCAGTTATCCGACTACGAAGTATGGCTTGCGC